GGTAAAAGATGCAAGATCCAACAAAGACAATCGCTGAAGCGTACACAAGACAAGCACTGTTCGAGCAATATGCTATGAACAATGTTAGTAATTTGGTAGAAGCAATTGAAAAATATGAAGAAAAAAACGATGTTGAATTGTCTGAACAACAGATTAAATACATCGTAGAAAAATTTTTAATCGAACTACACGGATGAGATCATTTCGTCAACATATAAGCGGTGGATATGTACCACCATCTGCTGAGGATCGTGCGGAGTTGGCAAGACTCCGCGCTGATCAATTTGAGAGAAAAATCGCCGGAAGCAAGATGTCCGGGTTTGATCGTGGTCAATACACCGAGATCGGTCATGCTGCTACAACTGGCGGAATCGGTAGCAATGCCGATACAGAACTCTGGGTACACCACGACGATAAGATAATGAAAAAGAGATTACCAGAGTGGCGTCCACACGGAGCGCACCATGATGTATTTGGCATGGGCGAATTGAACTATCCAGAAGGCGGTCCTCGCAAACCAGCGGGTAGAATAGACCATGCATTGAAGGCCATTTCCTTGCAATACGATCCAAAGACTCCTTCTCACCATGTTGAGAGGGTTGTTCAACAATTACGGAAAGCACATCCAGATTATGTCATCCGTGATTATGAACAAAACAAGTATGTTCACGAAGGCGTGGCAAAAGATATTGCAAAAGTGCTAGGTACAGCGGCAGTTGCGGGGGCAGTCGCTTTTGGAGCCGGTAAATCCGTCAAGCAACAGTTTCCAAGTAAACCAGAAGCGCCAATAGCAAAAGCATTTGCTGGATCAAAACCAGTTGAAAAACCAACATCAACACTTAAAGTGCCAGCAGATGTTAAAGCCAAAATGCCTGCACCTCCCAAGGTCAAGGAACCAGATGGGCATAAACAATTTCACGAAAGATTACAGAAACATTTTGGGGAAGAGTATCCAATTATAATGACTGCGGCGAAGAGAAATGGTATTGCCGAAACAGATCATGATAATTTGGCTACATTGTTTGCCATACGCAAGGCGGAAAACGGAAAACCAGGAAAAGAATTTGGTGTGCTTCATCCAAAAGCAAAAGGACAAAAGGGGGAATCTAGAGAGAAAACTCTGGATAGACAAGCCGGTTGGGCAGCCGCAACAATAATCAGCAAGCGTCGCTCCCATGAAGCATCAAAAGAAGGTGGTGACTTTGTTCAATATTTGGGATCAAAATATGCACCGGTTGGCGCAGAAAACGATCCAAGCAACCTTAATAAAAATTGGCACAAAAATGTTTCTGGTTGGCGAGATGTGTTTCATGGCAAGAAAGCCAGCATAAACGAAGATTCTAAACCCAAGATTTTAACTAGACTTACGAATCAACTACGATCCAAAGGTGTTGAGAATGCCGCGGGAGTTGCAATAGGCAAACTTCGACAATTTGGCTTAATGCAAAAAGATTCTTTGACGCTCACAGACAAAGGGGCCATTAGAAACAAAATGTCACCTGGCGCAAGAGCAAAGAGTAGAGCTGCCAGATATAGTGGTGGATCGCCAAAAGATTATACATATGATAGCAAAACAAATAAAGCCACAAAAAAGGACTAATTATGACATCTGACTCAGATTGGATCAAAGAAGTATCTAAAACTTACCTTGAAGAAGCCAAAAAAACCACAGGCGTCCCTGCTGGTGCAACCGAGGACAAGTTTGATGCGGCCCGGGAAGAAATAAAAAAGGCAGGACACAAGGCTAAACTTGGTAAAGGTGTTCCTGCGGGCGAAGTAAAAGAAAATTCGCAAGAATGTGGCGAATGCGTTCAAGAGCAAGCACTTGTTGAATCTGTTAGTTTGTTGACAGAAGAACAACAAGAACTTTTTGTTCTTTCTTTCGTAGACGATCTACTTGAAAGTCTAACTGTCGAAGAAATAGAAGCACTAACAGAGGAACAACTTGAAGAAGGCTTGATGGCTAAACTCAAGGGTTATGCTGGTGGTGCTCTCGCGGCTGCAAAGTCTGCTCCACTTTCTCAATTTATTTCTAAAGCAAAACAATATGGTGCAGAGAGAACTGAGCGTCTGGAAAAAAAGGAAGCAGAAACATCACACGCAAAGGAAATAGAAAAAGCAAGAGGAGAAGCAAAGGGTGGAGTCCGCAAGGCTACTGATGCCGAACTTCATGCTATAGTTGGTAAACTTGGAAGTGCCAAGGGAGCAACAAACAAGGCAATACTAGCAAAAGCCCAAGAAACTCTCGGAAAGAGAGCAGAAACGGCTGCTGGTAAGGGATTAGGTGGTTTAGTAGCCAAAACAAGAGGGTTGCTCGGTAACAAGGCGGCTATGCGTGACAGGGTAACAAAGATGGCAGAGCGTTCAAAGGCTGAAGCCGGTAAAGTAAAAGTTGATGCTTCAAAGGTTGTTGATCAAGCACGTGGCGGTTACAAGAAGCAAACTATTTCAAAAATACAAGCATTACGCGCCAAGGGTAAAGAGTCTGCGGGTGAAATAAAGAAACTGCAAAAAACACTTCCTACAAAGAAAAAGAAGTAAACAAAACCCCCAGAAATGGGGGTTTTTTGTTGGATAAATACTTTCATATGGAGTATCCTATGGAACGCGCAGAACTATTATCACAAATTAAACAAATAATTGAAAAACAAGGCGCAAAACGCAAACTAATGCAGAAAGTAAAGGCAGACTCTATTGCTACTGCAAGTAGTTTAATTAATCTAACGGTGCCTGCACAAAATATGCCATCTATACACGAAGAAGCAATTATAAAACAATATTCTGTACAAGCAGTTGGTCGTAAAAGAAACACGATGGTAAATGCCATGCAACTGAACGATGCAGAGTTTTTAAATTGGGTACAAGATAGACTTTATAGATTGGCACACGAAAACGAAAGAGCGGTTGCTGAGTTTAGTATAAAAGACATAACAAGCGGTTTACAACAATGGGAGAACTTATTTTCTGCACAAGACAAAGAATGGGGCAAATACCGCGATTCTTTTATGAAGTATAAGGATCGTTTTATAAAAGCGGCAACAGTTATTTTAAATACAGGACAGGCTGCTGGTTCATTAAACGATACTCCAAGTCAAGCAGCACCAAATAATGTAGATGGTTCTCCTGCTACTCCAACAATGTTGAAACACCAATCATCAGATGGAAGAAGCGAACCACAAGCCCAAGGATCAACAGGTGGTGGACAACCCGAACAAGAACCACAACAATATGGTCCAAACGAATATTTTCAATACTTTCAACAACTTTTACAAATGGATGATGCATCTTTTGCAGACTTTGTTCAAGATAAGTTGTTGGAAGGTGAAACCGATCCGTCGAAGATAAATCCAAAATACATCAAGAAGATGTTAGATAAAGACGAAAAAGAAATAGATAAGATCTTTAAAAAGTTTACGAAGGAGATACACAAACTGTACAAAGAATATGCAAAAAGATTCTTATCTACTGTTGAGAGTATGACTAGTGAGGATTGAACATTATGAATAAAGATGTACTTTTATTGAATGCGTCTGAAGAAGTTATAAGTGTGATAGATTGGACTAAAGCGGTTAAATTAATGATGGCTGGTAAAGCGATCAAACCGTATAATTACGAAGATTATCACGAAATATTAACAAGTAGTGGTGTATTTAAACTACCAACTGCTATAGTTTTAATTGAATATGTAAGAATACCATACCGCAAGTGCAAATTGAATAAAAAGAATTTGTTCAATAGAGATCATGGTATGTGTCAATATTGTGCAAAAAAGTTAACAAAAAGCACACTAACAGTTGATCACGTTTTCCCAAAGAGTCGTGGCGGCAAAAATACTTGGGACAATATGGTTTCTTGTTGTAGGGCATGCAATGTTAAGAAGAAAAACCGCACTCCAAGCGAAGCCAACATGAAACTACTCTCTGTTCCTGGGTTGCCTCATAAGGATTTTGTTCTAATTAAGGTATACGACGGAAATCATAATAAGTTATGGGAGAGATGGATTAGTATAAATAATAAGTAACTTTAAGGAGAATATACAAATGAGAAGCGCAGATCCAGCAGCATATGATCAATTTGTTGAAATAACAACAAATACAGCAGACAATAATAAATTTAGCACAGGATTCAGAGCATTGATGTTAACCCACAGCGCAACGGCCGCTGTAACATTTAATGTACAACAACTTGTAAATGGAACACTGGCTACAGCAAAAACCATAACAGTAAATACGGGCGGTACAGCAGTTGCAGGCACTGTAATCTTACCACTATCTGGCGAAACAGTATATGTTACAAGTTTAACCGCCGGTGCAAAGGTTTATGCACTTATTTGAATTTACACAATTTTTGACTGAACAAAAAGAGGAAACGGCTGGACCAAACATCCATTTGGAACATGCCGAAGATGCTCTGTTTGATGAAGGACATGAAGGCGGCAGATCGGCTGCTCATTATATCCATTCACTGGCAAATGGTCTTCGTGGAAAGCATGGTCCGGACTTTAAAGTTACAACAAAATATGATGGCGCTCCAGCAGTTATATTTGGAGTACATCCAGTTACAGGTAAATTCTTTGTGGGTACAAAATCTGTATTTGCAAAGAAACCAAAAATTAATTATTCACTCAAGGACATAGAAAACAATCACGGCGACTCACCCGGTCTTGTAGCAAAACTACAAGCCGCTTTTACACATTTGCGTAAATTAAATTTGCCACATGGTGAAGTTTATCAGGGCGATATGATGTATACGCCTGATGATTTAAAAATGGAAAATATTGAAGGCAAAGAGCACCTTACTTTTACACCAAATACTTTAACATACGCAGTGCCACATAATAGTGAAGACGCAAAAAGAATTGCCGCGTCTAAAATGGGCATAATAGTTCATACTGGTTACAGAAATTTTGGTACAAAAGAAATGTCAACGGAATTTTCACCAGATCTTGGACACATTGAACCACATCAAGATGTTTGGATGAAAGATGCCCAATTAAGCAGAGGAGATGGTGAAAAACAACTATCTGCTCAAGATCACAAAAAAATAGTAGAACATTTAAAAGCAGCACACAAACATTTGGACGATAGCAAAGATTTCTTAAATGGTGTAGCGGGACACGGTTCACTGCGTCCATTGATGAAAATGTTTGTAAATGACATGGTTAAGCGTGGAATTGAAAAACCAACAAGACAACATGTTATGGATTTTATAACAACAAGACATAATGCCGAAGCAGATAAATTAAAAACACAAGCAGGAAAAGATAGAGTTCATGCGAGAAGAACTGAACTAACCAGTCATTTGCTGCAAAACACGCAACACATCGACAATATGCTTGCAGCGCACCACAATATTGCTGCTGCAAAGCATGTATTGATTGGTGGCTTGAAAAAAACAAAAGGAATTGCAACATATTCCAGAACCCAAAAAGTACACCCAGAGACAAAAGAAATTACAGATCATTTAGAACCAGTTGCACCGGAGGGCTTTGTAATGATTGATACTGGTACTGGTAGGGCGTTAAAAGCAGTAAATCGTTCAGAGTTTTCAAGAATGAACTTTGAACGCGGCAAAATGGGTCAAATGAAAAAAGAAAAACAACAAAAAACTCCAGAAGGAGAGGAGGAAGAAAATGGCTAAAAAAGGATGTGGCTGTGGTGGTCCAAAAACAGGGAATGGTGGTAAATAATGTTAAAAGAAAAACTAATGAACACCTTTAAAGGTATGTTTGGTGGTAACTATAGCAAAGAAAATGGTAAAGTTTTTTGGTCCAAAGACGGTGTAAAAAAATTGGTAACAACCAGTTTCTTAAAACACTTTATTGGAAATAAAAAAGATCCATCATCCAACGATGCAAGTATCGTGGTTTCTAAAGTTGTAAGTAAAGCTGTAGGCGCAGAAGCATCTACAACAAAACCACCAAGTAAAAAGGCAAAGAAAAATGCAAAAGATACATCAAATAATAAAGTATCTGAAGGAAGCTAAATCCGTAGGATCTGCTTTTTTAGTTACTGGTGCTTTTGGTCCTTACACAAGAGGACACGAAGAAATGGCTAGAGCAGCAGCAGAACATGCCGCTTCTACAGGTCATACGCATTTTTATCATGGTATTGGTGCATCTGAATTAAAACCAGATGCTCCTCTGACACATGAACAAAAATCAGAAATTGTTTCTGGTTCACATAAGCATATCGCGGGTAGTATGTCAAAAGAACACCGGGGTAAACTTGGGTTTGGTGTTATACCAAAAGAACACTCTATAACTCCATTTCATCAAATTGGGCATCTAATAAGCAAGGGACATAAAAACATCACCATTGCTGTTGGTTCTGATCAATTGAAAAAAGGTGGATTAAAAGACAGAATACTGCAACACATGGAACGTCATGGTGGTTTTGTTGGAGCAGACAAACAAGTTCACGATGTTAACATAAACTTTCATCAACTTGGTAAAGAAAGAGTAGAAGGTGAAATACCAAGAGAAAAGTTTTTAAAGCAATTGCGCGGTGGAGATTATAGTGGTGTAAAAGGTGGAAAATTGCGTAGTGCCGTTGCAAGTGGCGATGAAGAATTGGCACATGAACTTATGCCACACTCGGTAAAAGATAAAGCAGGATACTTTAAATTAATACGAGGACAAATGGATGCAGTTCAAAGAGGAATCGAATCCAAACGAGCCGAAAAAGAAGCGAAAAAAGCAGCCAAGACTAAGGCGAAGCCAAAAACCAAACCTAAAAAGAAGAAACTAAAAGAAGCATTTACACAAATAATGACTTTTATAGAAGCCGCCAAAGATCCTACCCGAAAGGAAAGAGATCACAGAATGTATGGATGGGGTAAAGAGAACCCAACACCAAGGCAATTGGCTAACCGCAAAAAGAAGGATAAGAGGACAGTAGCACGCAGACAAGCAAATGCTTCCGGTCGTACCCGCAAAGGTGACGAATCTGTTGAATTAGATCACAAAAATGGTAATGCCAATGACAATAGTTCAGATAATTTAAGAGTTATTTCTAGAAAAACAAACCGTTCTAGGAATAATAACAAATGGCGTAAATGATAAATAGTACGGAGATCAATCACATGGATTTTTTTAAATTACGTCAAATTATAAAAGAAGCAAGCAAAGATAGTATGCCTTGCAACAAACCCCGTCGTTCGACCAGTGCTGGAAAGAAAATGATGGTTAAGGCGTGCGAAGGTGGCAAAGAAAAGATTGTACATTTTGGCGCCAAAGGATATGGACATAATTATAGTCCTGCTGCAAGAAAATCATTCCGCGCAAGACATAAGTGTGGTGAAAAGAAATCAAAACTAGGAGCGCAATATTGGGCATGCCGTAAATTGTGGTCTGGCCCTAAAGGTTCAAAGAAATCGTGCCCACCAGGCAGAAAGTGCAAGTACTGATATGAAATTCAAACAACTCAGAAGATTAATAGAACAATACGAAGTCGTAAATGAAGGAGGTAAAGGAATGATGGTTCCTGGCCTCAACAGTCAACAAGCATCGGATGGTAGTGTAAGTCTACACGACATCACCGAACCCGAAATGATTGAAAGAATCAATGCTGGTATTGCAGCATTTGTTTCTAACGTACCGTCTTCGGGTGTTGTTGATCCTAGAGATCTTTTAGTTCGTCTTCGTGTCGAGTTAAATAAATTTGGTTTTGATTTTAAATATGATGGAAAAACATATCCACAAGAAAACATGAGTTTTGCTTTAACTCAATTTGGTGGACGCACTGGTGTAGATGAAAAAGGCAAACAACTAAATGATGATGGTATTACCCACCGTTTGGGTGGACCGCTTAAATTGGTAATGCAAATGAAGCACCCACCAGAGGTTGGTTTCCATTCAATACAAGCCAAGGTAGAAAAAGGAGCAGGAGCAGCAGAAGAACCAAAAGAAGGTGGTTCCGAAGCAGCAGCCACTCTTAAAAAAAAAGTGAATGAAGAAAAAGACGCTTGCTATCATAAGGTAAAGTCAAGATATGATGTATGGCCATCTGCTTACGCATCCGGTGCATTGAGCAAGTGTAGAAAAGTGGGAGCAAAGAATTGGGGAAATAAGAGCAAGGATTAACATAATGGAACTTTTAATCATGGATGTGTATAAACTGAATGATGACAATTTTTTGATGTATGCGATGAAGAACTACAGAAATCCTCAATGCAAAAACATTGAAGAATTTCATGAAGACATGAACAGAATCAAATACTTAAAAAGATTATTCAGAAAATATAAAACATCCGGGTTATTAAGAGAGAGATTGATCTTAAATCACATAATAATATTTACCAATGTTTTTGGTGTAGAAGCAGCAGCAAGATTGCTTTTTTCAAGAATTGAAGACGATTTACACATATATTTAAAAACTTTTTTGGTATTTTTAAATAGTTTACCGGAAAATATACCAGAAGTTGATTTGATTGCTATACCGCTCGACAGACGAATTATAACAAAATTAAGAGAAATTAAATGAATTCACAACCAGTATATCTTCTAGAGGATCTTAGAAGGTGGTTCAGAGAAAAATGGACCGCTCAAGATGGTTCTCCATGTGGAGCATACAGGGGTAGAGGAAGAGTTAAGTGTCGTCCATCTAAAAAAGTATCATCCAAGACTGCAAAGACCTGGGGTGAAATGGACAAAAAAGAAAAAAGAAAAGCAATACGATTGAAGCAAAAGGCTCATCGTAAAGGACATCAATTCAGTAGACACGATACTGGAAAAACTTGGCGTGGTGGTGGTAAATACGAACCAAAAAAGAATGTAACGGAAGCCGTTGATAAGAAAGAAATGAAACAAATTCTATCTTATTTAAAAGGTTCCATCAACAATCCAAATAGATTTTATTATTTGATGTTGATGTCTGGAATGAGTGGAACCAAAGCAAACAGTTTATTGTTTGACTTAAAAAATCCAATGCTCAGAACAGGTAGTCCAGTTTATCGCAAAAGAATGATGGGTTTACTGAAAAGCATAATTGACGCAATAACCAAAGATCAATTGCTATACAATCGCGTGAGATCTATGGCTCTTAGCGGAAATTTATCATTGCACGAAGAAGACGGTGGTGGAGCACCGGCAGGAGGTGATGGTGGTGGTATGAGTGTGGGTGGGGGATTTATTGAAGGTATGCCTGATGCTACACCGGCAACACAAACTTCTGGTCCTGTATGGGGTACGGAAATACCGCAAAAGAAAAAAGAAAGAAAACGCAGGGTTGCAATGATACAGCGTTTAAATAATTTATATAGGAGAAAAGATGCCAACTGAATTAATTTCGCTTTTGGGTGGCGGCGTCACTGGATTTCTATTTCGTTTTTGGGCTCAGCGCGCTCAAGATCAAAAAGAAATGTTTAATAGATTAATTGAAGCCAACACACAAACAACCAACAATCAAGATAAAGCAGCGCAAAGAGTTCCAATTGATTTTGGTAAAGGGGTAAGACAATTAATTGTGCTTGCATGTTTATTTGCGGTTGTTGCGGCTCCATTTGTGTTACCATTCTTTGGGATTCCAACATTTGCGGAATACACCCAAAAACAACCAGAGGGATTGTTTGGAATCATTCCAGAAACCTCCCGTAAATACTTTGTAGAAATACCCGGATACTTGTTTGCCGAAGAGAATCGTCAAGTTCTGTTGGCAGTCGTTGGGTTTTACTTTGGTTCTGCCGCCGGAGGAAATAAAACATGAAATACTTAACGTTTTTAACACTCATTCTTTTTGCCGGTTGCACCAATCCACAGTTGGTTTACATGACAGATAAAAATGGTCAAATTATTCACAGTGTGCAAAAAGAACCATTTTTCAATAGTCCAGACAAAACATCGGAATGGTTATTCTGGTACACTCCAATATTCTTGTTTGCTTCATGGTTTATCTGGAGAGAAGCAAAGTCGATATATTACGATTGTAAGAAAGTAAAGAATCCCGAAGAACAAGAAGTTAACAATCCTTGACTTTTTCATAAAGCATCTTGCAAATATAATAAGAATCAACAATATCTGACACCGGACTAGTAATATCTTTCTTGTCCGGTGTTATTATTGATTTGAGAAGCATATTGTTTTCTTCAACAAATGCGTCATACATTTTTTCTTTATCCGCGTTTCCTTTTCCTGTTGCGTATTTTTTAACTTCAGTTGGAGGAAGAATAGTAAGCGGTATTCCTCTTTGGTATATTTTGTATTTAAGAACGCCGGTGTTTTCAGCAATGTGAAAAACTTTACCTTTTGCACCATACGCATATCCTTCAAGTGCTACAGCAGAGCAACCAACTAAAACTTCCATTGCCCAATCTGCGATTGTTTCATATCTTTCGATATCACAATCCCAATCCAGGAATGTTTCTCCTATGATGTTGCTTAAGTAATTGTTAGCGTACTTTTTGGTGTCTGTTAGGAAGTAAAACGAACACTTGTTGAACGCAAAGGTTCCTGTTCCGTTGAACACACAAATTGCGGGCCCAGTCAATGAATAGTCTATACCAGCGATTATCATACAACATTATTTATTCTCCTGTATTACGGCGTTTATCCAATCTAAGTAAATTATTACATGAGTGGCAGAATTTTCTATTAAATGGCCTTGGTATATTGCAAAAGAGCAAAGAATACCGGCAAGTTTGCCACCATCTTCGAACAAAGCGCCACCAGAATCACCAAACCAGACAGTTCCATTTAATGGCAAAAATTTTATATGTGAAGGATCTTCTAAAATTGTACCATAATAAAAAAATGTTTGAGGTTTGCTGATTTTCTTTTTGCAAAAACTATAACCAACAGTGGTGAGGGATTCCAGTCTGTTTAAATCCTCTAATGTGGTTAAAAGAGTCGCTGGTGTTTTACTGGATGACGTTTCCAATACAAATAAACCAATGTCATTTAAAGTACTCTGAGTTTGATAGTCTTTGTGCGGTAAGCATTTCGTAATGCGTATGCGTTCACAGTCATTGGTTTCAAACCAATATGCTTCTCTATCTTCTAAACAATGAGCAGCAGTAAGAACCACTCGTGGAGATACGAGGACGCAACTACCAATCAAATCCCCGTTCTCCTTTAATACTTTCCCCACACAACCAAATGGATCTTGTTGCCCCTCTTCGATGACTGTGAATCCTCGGGTTACGAACTCGGGCAGTTCTTGAATGGGCTGCTCAACCGCTTCGGGTATTGCTTCCTTTGGTTGTGTGGGGTTGTTTGAAGCGGCAGTAACACCTTTGCAGGCGTTTAACGTCGCAAGGGAAGTTACTAGGATGGTTACTAGTACCCTTGTCATAACAATAGTATTTATGCCAATTCCCAAATAAAAAATCCCAATTTTTACATTGGGATTTTCGTTATTATAATTTTTACTTAACTCTTTTTAAATGTGCTTCAATTTTGTCTTCAATTGCAAGAAGTCTGCGGTAAATTGCATCCACTTCTTTATCCATCATTTCTTGAGTGTTGTCTACTCGTCGGCCCATTTCCTGTGCTTCATTTTCGATTTGACGATAGATTGTGTCAAACCGATCATTCTCTGTTTGTTCTGCAATCTGTCTCTTCAACTTCTTGACTTCCGTTTCTGCTAAAACAAACAGAACACCCATCAAAACAAAACCACCCATAATAATCCACAAATAAACCATTGCGTTACTCATAATTGCTCCTTTGTAATTCTTTTTATGCGTTTTGCTACCCATTCAGCCACATTAACTGTGACTGCATTGCCCATTTGACAGTACCTAGCACGATCCGACAAACCTTCTGTCCATCCATCGGGGAATCCCTGCAATCTTTCCCACTCTAATGGGGTAAGATATCGCACTACATTCGGATTCTCCAACACCAATACACTTGATCTTTGACCAACATCAAACAGATTTAGTGTATTAGAATATTCTGTTTCCACCCAAGTTTCAAAGTCTTTGTTGCTTTGTGCTTTTCTAGACTTTCTTATTGGTTGTGGATAATGTTCAACATATTCATCAAACAGCGGGTTAAATGTGGATACAGAGTTCTTCCCTGTCGTTGTCCTCGCTCTAGTATCCCTTCGCATGTCGGTTTTGAGATCCAATACTTCTGAGGCGCGTTCTCCTCTAAGATCTGCGACAACGAACACTCGTTCTCTTCTTTGGGGAACGCCGAAGAATCTACTGTCCAACAATCTCCATGCAATAGATTTAGGGCTCCACTGTTTGACCATTTCATTGAGAACGATTCCGAAATCTCTCCCGTTATTGCTTGTGAGCATTCCGGGGACATTTTCGACCACCACGAAGGATGGTCTGGTTGGCATGTCTCTGACGATTCGAATAAACTCATAAAATAATCCTGAGCGTTCTCCCGCTAGTCCTTTCCTCTGTCCACCTGTAGATAGATCCTGACAAGGGAATCCGCCAATTACAACATCAACTGGACTTGCCGTGAGAGGATCTATCGTCTTCACATCTTCATATATTGTAGCACTTGGAAAATGCTTTGCAAGTACTTTCCTGCAACTTCTCTCCTTGTCGCACGCCCAGGAAATGGAGAAACCCTGACGCTCGAATCCGAGATCAAGGCCTCCAACTCCTGAAAACAGTGAACCTACTTTCATTTAGTCAAATCTACAATTTCACATTTGTCACCGCTGCAAGCATAGGTTTGTGTACCGGCGGTGTTGTCTTCCTTCTCGTACTTCTTGAGTTGACTCCAATCAACATTCTTTGGCATCTTTGCAAGCATATCTTCGTATTGCTCTTTTGTGCAATCTTGATATGGTGCTTGACGATATGTGTGATCTGAATGTGGCAAGAATGAAATGCCACTAATCTCATCAAAGTGCTTGTATACCCATGCGCCAACTTCCATCCACTCATGTTCCTTCACGGTAATTGTAACAGATGGCTTGTGTTCGCACCAGTGGCGTTGATAGACTAGCCAAAGTTCTAGTTGCTCCAAAGCAGTCATATCATTGCGTGTAACCGATCCCTCTGCTTTCATTGGGAACGAGAATACCATTGTGTGCTCCGGCTTCATTACGCATGGTTCGTGTGGGAAACCAAGATCCACCATTAGTTTGCAGATTGGATCTTTTTGATCGGCACGGACTGTGCGGATATAATATTCCGCATGACGAGCATGGATACCTGAAGCAGCATCTACCAACTGAGAAACCGTGCCTGAGGGTTTTACACAGGTTATAGCAGCGGCTGGATTGATACCCATGCGCTTTGCCCATTGCTTGTTTGTCGCAACAGCATCATTCTTCAAGGACTCCAACAATACTTGAAGTTCCCCTCGTATTGCACCAGCCACACCTTTATGTGATCTTGTGTAAAAATTATCCATGATGCCAGTCAATGACACACCAAGCAATGCTTCTTCTTCGCAGTTCTTTTTCCAATCACCGGATAGGTATGGGAAGTTTGTCAAAGATGCTTGCCAAGTTCCAAGAGTGGCGGCAAGACGGACTTTCCGCGACAAGGATTCGGGTGTATCATCGGCACGAACTACGACTTCCGTTAAGTTGCAGAACTCACGATCACGCAGAATAATTTCACTACATGGGTTTGTACCGAAATCAAAGTTTGGATCACGACGATCACCCAAACGAGCAACAGTCTTTTTGGTTGCATCACGGTTGAAGATACCGCGCTCACCACTCTTGCTGTTATAGAGTGACAACCATTCTTCCATGAACACACCAATTTCTGGTCGTTCTGTATACACGGCAGAGTTGTTTGCTAGTGCTCGTTGCGGATTTGCCTCCCACCATGCTCCGGTTTTTGCATTACGCATCCGGTCATCCGTGAGATTTGATAGGCTAATAAGAGCAGATCTACGGACTCCTCCGACGACGACAATTTCCGCAATTTTGCATACGATATCGTGACACTCAATTGAGGTAAGTTTGCGCCCTGCCGCTCTCTTAAAAGTATCACAGGTGAATTGGAAAAGATCCTCAAGAGGCTTTGGTCCGGATGCTCTCCCTCCAAAGGTCTTAAGTCTCGCCCCAGCAGGACGTACTTTAGATACGTCCCATTTTGGTATTTGACCTCCAATGAGTAAGGAGACAAGTTCTTTATAAGCCTTAGCCCAACCAGCCTTACTGTCTTGAACCATAATGGTAGTGTCTGAGTCTGTAAATTCTTCAGCAATTGTCGGCAACTTATCGACAAACTGTTTCTCGACGCTAAAACCCACACCAGTACCGCACATAAGAATATATAAAATTTCATCGAATGCCCTCACACGATTTACTGCCACATAAGAGCAATTATAACCGGCGGTATTGTCGCGCAACAATGCCTCACCCGCGGTCATCAATGATCTCATGCTAGGCATAATTTCAAGATTTAAAACGGCTTGTCTCAGTTCTTCACGTTCTTCTTTAGAAACTTTTACTTTCATTTCCTTGAGGTGTTCATCAAAGAAATTAAAATAACGATTTACCGTTTCTTCCCAAGTTTCTCTGCGTCCTTCTTCCTCAAGCCAGCGCGAGTAACGAGAAAGATGGATAAAGTCTTGATACAGAGTTGGTAAGTTTTTCATATGGTAAATCTCCTATGGGTAATAGTATAGAACAAAACTTAAGTTTGTCAATCAGTTTAGTACGGTATTTAGTCGTTCGAAATTAGCCAAAAATATACAAGGTAAATACTCTTCCACTACCCAGTCTATTTGTTAATTTAATTTCTCCGGTTGTGGTATCAACCCAAACGCTAACTTTACTTGCTGTTCCCGGATCAGAAGTGCTGCCATTTTGTATGTCTGCACCGGCAGATATTGACGTAATTCCAGAAGAATTAAAAGTAAACATGAAATTGGTGGTTTCTGTACCGTCAGAAACAAGTAATCCAAGTTTACCGGAAACAACCGATTGTCCCCTAAATGCAAAGGTATGACTTGCTCCAGAAGCAACAGATGCACTTTGCAAATCCAAAATACCACCATTGCTGCTGTTACTATCACCAATTGTATTCAGTCTTGGGATAAAAGAAGTTGCTGAATTTTTTGTCAAATTAGCACTTAATCCGATATTTGAATTATTAAATGCAGATATATTGGCTTCCAAAACTGTTGGAGAAGCACTCATAGTTGTGTAATGTCTGACGGGTGAACCGGCGTGTCGATTTCCGTGTATGGACATTATTGTTAAATCGAAACTCGTTCTTCCGTTGTTTCCAATAAACGATCTTTCTATACGCTCCACCATGTTGTCTGTGATAGTGCAATATAATGGTGCTGTATCTGGAGTTCCGCGACCTGCAATTGTGGCAAAATGGAAACAAGATCCAACACCCACTGCTTTATTTCCCTTGATGCTGATGAATCCCGGAGTTGTATATGTGTCGTCGGAAACCGTTGCATCTATGTAACGGTAAATTACACCAACAGATGGTGGAACATTGTTAAAGAAATGATTGTCACATACGGTTATCGCTTTACTTCTGAAATCAGCATCTCCATCATAAAAACTAATAACCATACCATTTGTCGGAGTAACGTCGCCATTGCTATGGAATGGACTCTTTGCTACACCACCCACATCAACTGGATCAAAGTGGAAAACGTTGTTGCTGATTATACCAGAAGTAATTTGACAATTAAATCTAACAGGTGATAGATTTTTTGGCAAAGTATTTAAGTAACTCGTATTGTTTTGAATTATTGTTTGATCATTTTGAATTTTTATGTCTCTGCCGCCGCAGTTTACAAAGTGATTACCAAACACAGAAACCTGTGTTCTTGGGTAATTTGGTCCAGTTTCTATTCCGGATTCTGGACTAAAATCGGTACTAGTATCAAATCCAAATATTTGTATACCATCACAATCACCATTGTCTGCACTCAAATTTGGTATTTCACTTGTTATGTTTTCAATATAACAATTACTGACGCTGATTGTTCTGCTATGATCGTTTAAACCAACAGATTGTGATATAGGAGTAATAACTATACCCATTGATCCGCCTTGGTTTCCGGGAACATCCGCTCTTGAAACGTTTTTTACGGTGCATTTATCTACTGTTACATTTGACCATTGACCTTGCAAAACCAAACCAGTTGCAATACTGTAAAAAGTAGGACTACCAGAATAATACATGTTCGTAAAGGAACAATTCGTTACTCTAACCCAAGAAGTTTGTCTTACTTGTTCTCTGAGGAACAAACCAACCACCGATTTGTTATCACCATTAAAACTCAAACCATCAATGTGGACATTTTTGCCATTTGTGTCTATAAACATTATGTAAGACAGGTTGTTGCCAAGTCCTTGCGCTGCCAACGACGCGGTTGCATCGCATTTTAATGTTGCATTGTCACCATATATTTTTATGTTTTGTTGTAGATTGACATAACAACCCATTGTTGATCCAGATGGATTTGTTTTGCTACCAATTCTGTATGTGCCTTGTGGGAAATACAAAGATCTGCCATTTGCATTTGTTCCACCAACATATTTTAATGCAGCATCTATGGCTGGAGCATCATCAGTAACACCATCTCCTTTTGCACCAAAGTCTTTGACAGAAATTGTGTCAAAAAGTTTATCACCGACCGTTCTTGTTACTGAACCATGTTGTGTAATTGGTTGATTAGCGCCCATTGTTTTTCCTTTAACCGAATGTAAATAACGTATAATTTGTAGAAGAAGAAGTTGTTTTCATATTTATCGAACCATCACCATTAGACCACAATTTTACAGAACCACTGGGTTCTGTTGTGTCTCCGCTTACTGCTACACCGGAACTCGCAAAAATTGGTACAATAGTACTAATTCCGGATCTAAAAACAACTACATTATTTGTTACAGCATTACTCAAAAATATGTGAATTTTTCCTGCTGATGGGGATTCACCACTAGAAAATGTTTGTACTGTGTTAGCAGCAGGTCTAACTGTTTGTATTGCTATACCCCCACCCAGACCAGAAGAAAAATCGGGGTTTCCTATGTATCTAAATTTTGGCGTAAACGTTCTTGGTTCATTTGTGCCTAAGGGATTGCTAGGATTGCTCTGATTTGCATCTTTTAATCCGATATTTTTGTTGTTTATTGCAAATGTATTTGATGAATACAGTTGATATGGTCCAGGCGGCGCGGCAGAGGGCGGTTGATCCCAACTTGCAACAAAGTGTTTGACATTTGGACCTGCGTGTATATTTCCTATTGCGGATATTTTAACATTGTCATATGCTCCATTACCATTTGAAGCCAAAAATGCTGTTTCCAAATTTGAAACCATGTTGTCTTCAAAGGTATAATACATCACAGAGTTAGCAACTCTTGTTCCTATTTCTGCAAAAAATACCATTCTTCCTTGACCCACTATTTTATTTCCTCTGACTGTAATAAATCCTGGTTGATTCCAAACATTTTGACAAGTACAACCTGGAGCCGGTGTTGCGCCGCCAGTGCAACCAATTGGTTGTCCACCCACACCTTCACAACAAGAAGCATTACACTTAGATCCAGTTGCAGTGAAATCAACAAAACGTCTAAATCTTCCAATCGAAGGTGGCACATTTAAATAAACATGATTATTTTCTATGTTTACTGTTCTTGCTCTATTATCCAACTCGCCGTCATAAAAACTAATAACACAACCCTGTCCTAAAGTTCCGCCGGTGTCAGCAGTGGAAACAAAAGAACTGGTTCCTGTTGAAGTGAGATCAAATTGAAAAACATTATTACTGACTATACCGCTAGTAATTTGGACATTTATTCTGCACCCCCCTAATTGCATAGGAGGTGTATTCATATAACTGGTATTGTTTTGTATTGTAACTTCTTCTATTTGTATTTTAATGTCTCTACCTTTACAATTTACAAAATGATTTCCATAAATTGTGGCACTGGTCTCAGTATAATTAGAGGATTCTCCGGTGCCAGCCGAACCAAAAACTTTTAAACCATCACAGTCAACATTTAAACTTCCGTTTGGAGCATCGTTGTTTAAAATATTTTCTATATGACAATTTGTAATTGTCGTGCTTTTTGGTGGTATGAATATTCCACTAGAATAATTGAAAGCAGTAACAGTAATACCACAAGAACCAAAAAACAACGGTAAACCTGCACTTGTTGCTCTTGATATGTTTTTTACAAAGCACCCATCAACAACTACGTTTGCCCAGGCACCATACAAAAGTAAACCGGTTGCTTCTCTGAAGCCAGCAACTCCACCGCGATCTGACCCGCTTGTTGGCCAATCATCTGTAGTGTCTGAACTCGTATCTACCCAAGGTCTGGGTGAAAACATATTAATAAAACTGCAATTTTCAATTTTTACGTTTGCTTGTCTAATTCCACCTTCTCTGCAAACCAATCCGGTAACGGCTTTATTGTCACCATTAAAATTCAATCCGGATATGTAAACATTATTATTTGTTTCACTGTACAGTTCCATCATTGCACCGGCCGCACAGGGTGTAGTTTGCCCTGCTGTATTTGTATTGCAGTTGCCACTAATAGCACATTTTAAAGTAGCATTATGACCAATAATTTTAATATCATCCGTTAGATCAACGTAAACTTGTCTACCAAAACGATCCTGTGTTTTTAACAAATAAGTGCCGTGCGGAAACAACAATGATTTACCACAAGCATATGCAATCGCATCTTTTATTGCTTGTGTATCATCTGCCACACCATCTCCCTTTGCACCAAAATCCTTTACAGAAATTATGTCTAAAAGTTTGGAAGCAAGACTTCTGGTATTGCAGCAAGTGTGATCTATTATTGGTTCTTCTATTCCCATACTTGTCCTGTTGTTTTAGTATTTAGTAGTCAAAAATTACCACCGTCCAGGCTCTCACTGTTTACCCAATTTGTGCCATTATAAATTAATATTTGATTATTTGAAAGATTTGACAAACTTACGTCCGTCAAATCATTTAATGATTGAGCACCTGAAACGGACGAAGTAGTTATGTTTATTTTATTTCCTCTTCCCGTTTTAGTAACAGTAAATCCAGCACCAAAATCTATGCTTCTTAAATTTTTTATTGTTTTTTGTCCATTGACATACACATCAACATTTCCACCGCCGCTACTTTGTGCGGCGCTGCTATTACTTGCTTGATCTGCAATTTGTGTTAAATAATTTTGATCCAGAGAAATTGTTTTATCTTCTAATTTTAATGGATAAGATGCTGTTATAATTGCAGCATTTCCAGGTTCACCCTTGTCTCCCTTATCACCTTTTGGACCAATTGGACCTGCAGCACCATTTGCCCCCGCAGGTCCTGCTGGACCTATATCACCTTTTGATCCCTGAGGGCCCTGTATTCCCTGATCGCCGCGTTCTCCTTTATCACCAGGCGGGCCCGCTTCTCCCTTATCACCTGTCGCTCCTCGTTCTCCTTTAGCACCGCGAGGACCACGCGGACCGGGTGGACCAGATGGCCCAACAAGCCCTTGGGGACCAATATCTCCTTTTTCACCTTTCGCTCCTGTAGGTCCAACAGGACCAATTGGTCCCTGATCTCCAGTATCTCCCTTATCGCCTTTAGGACCAACTTCTCCCTGTAATCCATCAGCACCCCTTTCTCCGGGATCGCCCTTTGGACCTTGAGGTCCGGTTGCTCCGGTATCGCCTTTTTCGCCTTTTTCACCGCGTTCACCGATGAAACCACGTTCACCACGATCACCTTTATCGCCTTTTTCACCAACAGGACCAGCAACCATAACAGGGGTAAGTGAAGGTAATTGAGGAACACGTTCTTCCACAATTTCTGCACTGGTATCTACTATGACACCTTCACTTGCAAGAACAAACAATTTATCAATAGTATTATCTTTACCGTTACTGTATTTATCATTTCCGCCAATAATTTTGAATATTTGGTTAGTACCTTCTTGCATGAAGTAATACTCGCCAATACCATTCAATTTAACAGTATATGGACGAACATCCTCTGCCAAAAACGCAAATGTTTCTGGCAATACCAATACATAAACCATATCCGCTTTCATCTCCCCCAGATCCTTCGTTAAAAGGAATCTGTTATCTCGGAGAGTTGGTCCGGTTCCGTCCCATCTAGACAACTTGGCGTAGTTTATAGTGGGTTCTGGTGCGTTATATGAGGAAAAGGATGGTAGCATATCTGTATTTATTTGCCAGTTAAAGCCCCCCAAGATACAGGATATAGGGGTTGCACGATGTCGTA